AGGTATTTGCCGGCAATTTTAGATTTACTCATTACATTTCTTTATCTATTTTTATTCTAAATCCAGGAGCTTTGTCGGGTTGGGGGCCGTAGGATAAAGAGAACAACAGCGCCCAACCCCATGGAGATTCATCTCTCTGTTGGTGAGTGGATGAATGCGCTTCAACGTCACATGGCTAATGCGGCGGATGGAGATTGCTTTTGTCTACCAACCGACATACATCTTCATGCTTATTGGCTTGTAAAAAACGCCTCGTTCCCCCAGCGGCAGTTTAAAGTGAAGAGAGTAGACCCGATCGAAGCATGAACAACGAAACTGAACAGGCCCTTCGGCCGGGCGAAATTAATCTTGGTTACATTCCGTTAGATTGGCCGCTAACCCCCTTGGGCGGCAACAAAGATCCTTATGTTAATGGCTGGCAAAATAAACCTTTTAGTATTCGGGAAATTGAAGAAGAGATTGTTACTGGTCAATGCAAAGCCATTGGACTCATTGGTGGCCCTGTCTTCAACCTGCCTTATGGTTTGGTGTGGGTGGATGTGGATGGCTCAAGCGTATACCCCCTTATTGAAAAAATTACAAACAAAAGTTTTGCAGATGCCTTACCAAGGACATTAACCATTTGTAGCGGCAAGGCTGGTAGGGAACGGCGTCTGTATAAAATTGCACGTGATAAACAATTGCATTTTGTTCGCAACAAATATACATGGACTGCTGAAGTAAAAAACGAAAAGCTAGAGATCCTTTGGTCGCGGCACCAAGGCGTGCTGATGGGTTTACATCCAGAAACGGACGGATACTTCACGCCAGATGGGTCTGGATATGAATGGACGGGCAACCTTCCGGAATTTCCGGATTGTTTATTAAATGAAATTATTACAAAAAATGTAAAACAAGGTGTGCCGGCTAAAGAGGTGACTCGTTTTGTTGGTCAAAATTTTGCAATCAATACAGAGATTTCTCTTGAGCGAGACATGCAACTTGCTGTTGAAGCAATGCATGCCCTGCCCGCAGAAGCAGCAGATGATTATGACATCTGGATCACAATTGGCCAGACATTGCATTCATTAGACGAGTCTTTGCTTGGCGACTGGGATGAATGGTCCAAGCAAAGTGAGAAATACAAAGATGGTGAATGCCATAAGCGTTGGCTTTCTTTTAGTAAAGGTGGCGGTCGTGGTATTGGCTCATTATTCCATATTGCCAAAGAGCATGGGTGGTCTCCTCCGCAAGATCACAAAGTAAAAAGCGTAGACGACCAGACGCTTGATCAATTGGCAAAACTTCCTACCGACACGGACACACAAGAAATGGAAACAATTTTAGCTGTGCAGGCTGCCAAGGCAGCAGAAGTAAAGCAAACAGAACCAAAAACAAAACGAAAGCGGGAGAAACCTTCATTAAATGAGGCTGAAGCAGAGAAAAAAGAAAGCGGGCGCAACGCTTCGGCTGATGTTGTGGCAGATGTAGTAATGCAGATGTATGAAGGAAATTTAGTTTTTAGCTTGAAGCATAATCAGTTTTTTATGTACGAAAGAGAGGGGCAAGGGCTTTGGTCTCCTATGAGCAAAGTTGAGATGGCTGGGGACATTCGTAGCAAACTGCTACAGGTACGAGATAAGGGCAAAATTATTGAAGGGTTTAATACCAAATTGATCAATGATGTAAATGATCAGCTTCAGTCGGCATTGTACTTTAAAGAGTGGTATGAAGGTAGTCGTTACCTTTTATTTACCAATGGAGTCTTAGATATTGAGACTAGGGAGCTGCTTCCTTTTAACCGGGAACTTTATTTAACGCAACAGCAGCCATACGCATACAACCCCGCCGCCACATGTGAAGAAATTGTTAAGTGGTTAAAGCATGTCCAACGTGATAGTTGGAATCGCACTCAAGTATTAAGGGCTTGGTTGCGTGCAACACTGCTTGGTCGCTACGAAATGCAGAAGTTTGTTGAGATTGTTGGGCCAGGTAAATCTGGAAAATCAACCTACGCAAACTTAGCAGTAGCACTGGTTGGTAGGAAGAATGTGTACTCAACTGACTTTGAGAACTTAGAGAAGAACCGGTTTGAAGCGGCGGGCTACATGGGTAAAAAGCTCTTGCTGTTCCAGGATGCTGATAGGTGGGGCGGATCGGTCTCGCGGTTGAAAGCAATTACGGGCAGTGACTGGATTCGGTCGGAACGTAAGTATCAAAATGAGAATCAAGAGCCTTTTCAATTTAAAGGTGTTGTAATCATTACGGCAAATGAAGCCATTCAATCAACAGACTATACGTCAGGCTTGGCACGTCGTCGTCTTACCATTCCATTTGACCGACCGTTCACGGGCGGGCCTAATGAACAAAGGGAATTGATTAAGTTCAACCAGAAGGGTGAGCCGGAAGGAGACTTTGCCCCGTTGCTGCCAGGGTTGGTGAACTGGTTGTTAGATATGACGGAGGAAGAAATGAGAAGTTATCTGATGGAAACCTCCAAGCGGGTGGAGTTTTTTAAGAAATATGAAAAGTTGCAAAACCTGCGGTCTAACCCGCTGCTTGATTGGCTGGAGCACAAAGTAATTTATGATCCGGGTGTTGCCAGTGCAATTGGGTTTACTAAAAATGCACCAATGGGCTCATCTAATATTTATGACAATCAAGACAAGTGGTTGTACGCAAGTTATGCAGAGTTCAGTAGGCAGTGCAATACGGGGGTCATGTCTCGTAGTCGTTTTGAAGTTTTGTTAATGGATATCTTGACCCATCAACTAGATCTGAAAGTGTTTAGCAAACGTACTACTAGGGGTGTACGCATCATTAATGTGGCGGTGCGGGAGTCTAGCCCTAAGTATGAGGGGTGGCCGAGCGTAGTGGAGATTTCTTCGGATCGGCAGAAGTACAAAGAATTTTACGGTATTGATTACAGTGCGGAATCTGATGTCAGAATGGAAGATGATTTAGAAATAAGCAATGAGTGACGGGCGGCACTTGATCCTGGACCTGTATGGGTGCAGTCCAGAAATCTTAGATGACTATGGTGAGCTTCAACGATTCCTGGAGATTGCCTTGGTACTTGCCAAGGCAAACATCTTGCGAATTATTGGTGAAAAGTTTGAGCCTCAAGGGGTAACACTGCTAGCACTGCTATCAGAATCCCACGCCAGCATTCATACCTGGCCTGAGCTTGGGTATGCAGCAATCGATTTATATACCTGTGGGGATACAACGCTTACGCATAAAGCTGCTGAGTTTTTAAAAGTAAAACTTAAGGCAGCAACTGCGGATGAAAGGGAATTACGTAGGTCCACAACTTTGCCCAATAGGCTATAGTAAATCGAGAATTATCCGATTTAATGGCTAAACCCAAGCTCTTGTGGTGTGGTGACATTGTTGCCATGACGGGATTTGCCCGTGTAACAGAAAATGTGTTGGAACGCATCTGTGATCAGTATGAAGTTGTAGTGCTCTCTCACAACTGGTGGGGGGATCCGACTCCGCTTCAAAGCAAGTACAAGATGTATCCGTCGTCTAATCGTTTCCAGACAGCGCCCTTTGGCGAAGAACGCATTAGGGAAGTAGTGGAGAAGGAGAAGCCGGATATTGTGTTTACCATTAATGACATGTGGATTATTAATGAGCAGTACAAGCGCATTAAAGATCTGCATGACCAGAAGCTATTTAAATTTGTGGGGTATGCCCCCATGGATTCGTATGGTTGGACGGGGTGTCTTGATGAGACAGCCAACAATTGGGATGGTGTTGTTTCGTATACGGAGTTTGGTGCGCACGAATTCATTCGAGGAGGAATTAAAAAACCAATTACGATTATTCCGCACGGTATTACGGCAAACCAGTTTTATCCCATGGATAAAGCAGAGGCACGTAAGCGGCTCAGTTTGAAGGACGATATTTTTATTGTGTTCAATGGAAACAGGAATCAATTCCGCAAACGCATTGATATTACGGTTGAGGGATTTGCAAAATTTGCAAAAGACAAACCGGACACCCAACTGTATCTCCACATGGGACTGAAAGACCAGGGTTGGGACGTAATGCCTTTGTTTGCCAGGGCAATGCAAAGGGAAGGGATTGATCCCAATGGCCGCATCATCCTTACGGCGCAGACGCAGGGTCCGCCCAATGTGGAGGTTGACTTCCTTAATGCGATTTACAACGCCGTTGACGTGGGTGTAAACACTTGTAAAGGAGAGGGCTGGGGTCTAGTCTCCCATGAGCACGCAGCCTGTCGGGTGGCTCAGGTGGTGCCAAACCATACGTCATGCAAGGAGATCTTTGAGGGCTATGGGCGCCTGATCCGCTGCGATCACGTCGATGTGGACACCAACTACGCAAGGGAGATGCCCTGCCCCTCCAGTGACCACCTAGCAGCCATCCTGACGGAACTGTACGAGGACCGGGAGAAGCGTGAGGCTACTGCTGAGCTGTGCTACCTGCGGGCCACTGACGAGCGCTTCAACTGGGATACGATCGCACATCAGTTTGGCGAGGTGTTCCAGGAGGTATTGAATCCTGTGGTCAAGACTACTGAGACACAACCTAAGAAGAAGAAGAAGGGTAGGCCGGTTAAGCGATCGGTTTACTCGGAAAGGCAATAACGGTCATTTATTGAGAAAACGAATGGGCCTCCACGAAAGTGGGGGCTTTTTTGTGCCAGGAATTGACCGACTCTGCGGACTTTAGGGAGGGATTCTTGGGACTTTGCGGACTTTAGGGGTCGCCCTGAAAACTCTCCCTAAGCGAATTACAAAAAAATCAAAGTTGTAATGGTTGTGGCGTTTTGTAACAAGTATGAAAAGGTTAACATTCCGTAACAATAATGACAACTTGGAATTTTTTGTAATTTCCTTAGGGAAAGTTTTTAAAATGACCCCTAAAGTCCGAAGATCCCCACCAAACTCTGCACATAAGCCCTAAAGTCTGATGCTAGAGTCCTATGACACCATTCATTTCGCCATGCCAGCCCCGGTAAAAACCCTTCCGCCCCTGGAAGACCTACAGAAAATTGTTCGGTTATCGGACTCCTACCCCTCGGGCCTGGAGTGGGCCGTCAGTGATCGTTGGCGGGAGGAGGGGAGGCAAGCTGGCGTACTCTCTACACCTAATCCCTACTACGTTGTCAGGCTTCTGGGGGGCAAGTACGTGGCCCATAGAATCGTCTACTACCTGCGCACAGGCAGGGACACTCCCAAGGAGATCCTGCACCTGGCAAACAACCTTGACCGGGACAACCGCAAGGAGTTGGTTGAAAATACTCGTGGCTCCAGGAAGGTAGGCTAATTGTTATGGCAAACTTATATCAACCAGCTCAGCCGCAGCTTTTTCGTTTTGTCAGTCTTATTGACAATCTTAATGAGACACAGCTTGAGCATGAAGGCTACTATCGGGGCTACCCATGCCCCCATGGACACACCATTAGGGACATTGAGCAGCATTGGTGTTATCACTGTGCCCAAAAAATTGTTTCTAATATTTGTGGTTTTGACGTAAACTATCTTCACAAAGCATATAAAGTGCGGTACGCCAGCCTCTGGCGCCAAATTAATATTGGTTTCCCTCAGGACTGCTGGGAGTTTTGTACGGAAGGCAACCGTACTCCTAAAAGAATTTGTATTCCGTCCTACAGGTCTGATTACAGTAAACAAAAATCTGAAAACGTTAACATCCACAAAGCGTTATATCAATGCGCGTGGGGCGACGTTGGTTCGTTGTTGGTAACCAGGGTATGTGGCAACCCTAAATGCGGAAATCCATTGCATATGGTATCCAGCATGAATACTGCGGTTGCCCCACCACAATCCATGCATCCTCTTGAAATTGAGTTTAAAGCAGAAAAGTTGATGTTATTTAACAGGCGTGGATTATTTGATAAACAACCAGAAAAAATTGTAGAACAAACATTTAAAAACAGTATCACTAACCCGTTATACGCTAAGGCTCCACCAGAATATGATGAAGGTTAAATTGTTCGCTAGTAGAATAAAAATACGGATTTATATTGCATAATGGCGCGTGGTCAATCATCTCAACAACAACGGACTGCAAAAAATCCGTTGGTGCTTGGCACGTTTGATCAAACGTCGTTGCGTTTATTGACTGGTACGCTTGGTCCTTTAAGCCAAGTAGTTGGAAGGGCAGATACTAACCAATATTCCAATGGCGGTTATGGCAACGGTTGCATGAACCATTGGTTCCAAATTAACTTGTCGGTTCCTGCTTGGCTAATTACTTGCAAGGGGGGACCAAGGCCTAACTATATTCAAGTGTCTGCATATGATTTAAATCATGTTCCAATTGAAGGAAGAATGATTTTTCAAGATGATAGCATTGTCACAACAGATCAATATGGAAAAGCATTTTATCCATATTCAGGCCACGTAATGAGTGATGGCTCAAACCTATACAATTTTTTTGATCCTTCAAGGTTAGACAAAGGAAATAATTTGTATTATGCATTTGAACCTGGAAGCTATTTAATTTGTGTTTCCAGTACACGAAATGAACGTTTAAATTACACTCTTGGTTTAGTTGTAGAAGTGGTATCTAATGATGTATTTATGTTAACTGAAGATAGCGCCGGGGGATTTTTATTATTCGAACCATCCGTTGACAACAGAATTTTAATGGATACAGGAATTGGCTATGATGGAAACGTTTATCATGACCAGTCACTAAGCGAATGGACCGATGCCTGGAGGCGAGAACGCAGCCCTAATGACTCTCTTCCTGATTTATTTGTTCCATACACCAATCGTCCCTAGATAAATGAAAAAAATTCAACGGCGCAAAAAAGTGTCTACATATCATTTAACCGGCGGTTACTTGGTAGTGTTGCGTTTGCTCCCGTGGATTTATACGGAGGGCGGATGTGTGTGGCTTGCAAGTCTTGCCGCGGGCAAAAGCAGGCGACAAATCAACGACTGGCTAAAAAGAAAAACAAAAAGAAAAAATGTCCGCCGCCTGGATTTATGTTTGACCGGTAAGCACGCAAACCTAGTGCAGGGCCTTGGTGTCTACAAGTTGCGTGATTGGGTGCGAGAATTGATGCCGGGAGATTCAATTAGCTTACGCTGTGAATCAGCAAATCCTGACAAACAGTTTCGTGTGTGGAAAAAATGGTTTGAACGTAAAGAAGCAGTGGGGTGGGATATTAATGAAGAATTTAAATCATTTTTCTATTACAAACCAAAGCAAGTAAAATAATAATAGTTATTCTCCCCTTCCAGGATCATGAACGGTTCTTTTTCTGATTACGTTGGTGCTTTGCTTGCTATTCATGCGGCCGCTAGTGCAGTAACCGCACTTACCAAAACACCCAAAGACGATACATTTGTTCGCAAAGTATACAAAGTGATTGAATTGCTTGCTCTTGTTACCGCCAAAACCAAGCAACGTTAATCTCAAGCAACAATACACCACCCCGTGTTTGGTCCATCAGCCATCCAGCGGGGTTCAAAATTTTTGTAACTGTAGTGTTTTTTGGCGCCATTAGTACTGGGGTAGGTGCCAGTAAGTAGATCGCAGTCCCCCCAGGGGTCATTAACCCAGTAGCCGGTTTCGTCGTAGCCAATGATACAAAGCCAGTGCCCACCACCTGTGGGTTGACTTGGTGTGCCATGGTGAAGAAATCCTGCTGGCACTGGTTTGCCTGAGTTAATTTGTTTTTTAACCAAATCACGATTGCCGGTTGTTACAAAAGTCGCAGGCAAGCCAAAGTGTTTTAAGGTTGCAATTTGAGTGCTGCCCTCTGTTGTATCACCAAAAGTAAACACTACTTTGATGTAGTCATCATCTGTCTTAATGCTGCCAGGCTTAAGGAACTTAAGAAGCATTGCACAGCTAGAGCTAAAACAAGTCCTGGAAGAATCACGGTAATTATCCCGCTGGCTCATGTACTGAACAGCTAGCGGGTTGTTAAGTTTTGTTACAGTATCGAGTGAGTTTCTAAAACGCTTTAAAAACTCGGACTGTTGTTCTTTTGACAACACTTCCCAGGCGTAAACCCAAGCTTTGTCCTGGTGCTCCAAGGGTTTGTTTTTGTCTGTTGCCCAGGCGGCGTCAAGAAAAGTACTCATGATGGGATGTTTGGCCAGGTGATAGTCCAAGGGAATCCTACCTGTTCGGGAACATCCCGCAAGGCTTGACGATAGGAAACCCAACCAACACTTGTTTTCGCTTCGACGTCAGACAACTGTGTCCAATCACACTCGGCTAGGAGTTGATTGCGTTTTTGTCTTGCGTCGTTAGCAGAAGCAGCAGTGCGCTCTTGAATTTGTTCTTCGGTTGCTGGTATTTCAAACCATTTTTCTACCCAGATACTGCCCTCCAGGACTGCGGTGCGCTCCAAATTAATGGTGTGCGTTTCCAATGGGGGAGCAGTTGGTTTAACAGGTACTACCCCAAAATATGCAGCGGTAGCATCATCAATTTCAATTGGAAAACTAGTGCCGGGTGTATCTAACCTGAGGTCCGGAAGCGTGTACGGATACCGAATAACTTTGTTATCCGCTGTAAGTTTGGCATAAAACATCAGGCTGCCTCCAGTTCTGCAACTTGATCTGCAATTACATCACGAATGATGATGGTCTTAAGCTGTTCAATTTTATTTGTCTCAAGCATGTCAGCCAAGTGGTCACGAAATTCTATCATAGCAGGGTTGCTGGCGTGCTCAGCATTAATTTTGGCAATGGCGCGAATGTAGTTATCAATGTTAATTTGATAACCCATAATTTCCTCATTGCGGCCTTCAAGGGCGGGTTGAAGCGTTTCAAGTTTGTTCATGGTTTTTGGTGAAATGTTAAGCCGGACTAAATGCTACACTATTTCCATTGCCCGTGGGAAGTGTTGCGGGATTAGCATATTTAGTACCAAATCCTGATGACCATGGATAGACAGAAATATAAGGAGAAGTGTCGTGTGCTACCGCAATGTCTGTACCGCTTGGACTAAATGCTACACCACGTCCAGTGCCCGTGGGAAGTGTTGCAGGATTAGCATATTTAGTACCAAATCCTGATGACCATGGATAAACAGAAATGAAAGGAGTGACGGCGTGTGCTACCGCAATAGCTGTACCGCTTGGATTAAATGCTACACCAGATCCACTGCCACTAGGAAGTGTTGCGGGATTAGTATATTTAGAGCCAAATCCTGATGACCAGTTCCAAACAGTAATGAAGGGAGTAAGACCGGACCCTAATGCAAGAGCTGTACCGCTTGGACTAAACGCTATACACTGTGCGGTGCTACTAGGAACTGTTCCGGGATTAGTATATCTAGCACCAAATCCTGATGACCATGGATAAACGTATATGGGTGCAGCAGAATCGAGGGCCGCTATTGCAATAACTGTACCGCTTGAATTGAATGCTACACCAAATCCTGATGCCGTGGGAAGTGTTGCAGGATTAGCATATTTAGTACCAAATCCTGATGACCATGGATAGACAGAAATATAAGGAGAAGTGTTGTGCCCTATTGCAATAACTGTACCGCTTGGATTAAATGTTACACTCCTTCCGATGCCCGTGGGAAGTGTTGCGGGATTAGCATATTTAGTACCAAATTTTGATGACCATGGATAAACAGAAATG